TACACACAACAAACAATTGGGATGGAACTGGAACAGACATATTCATATGCCCAATGTTGAAGATTACGGCGATAGCCTAGGAGAGAGATATGCACGAGTATAAGTGTAAGATAACAAGAGTGGTTGATGGTGACACAGTAGATGTTGATATCGACTTGGGGTTCGGTGTATGGATGCTCAAACAAAGGATTCGTATGTATGGTATTGACACACCAGAATCTAGAACAAGAGATTTAGAAGAGAAGAAGTACGGACTGGCTGCAAAAGACTTTCTTGTAAAGTGGACTAACGCAGGCGGACTTGTTCTCAAAACACATAAGGATGGTAAAGGTAAGTTTGGTAGGATACTTGGTGAGTTATGGTATGGTGAAGTAAACATCAATGAGAAGATGATTGAAGAACACCATGCAGTAAGATACATGGGGCAATCCAAAGAAGATATTGCAGAAGAGCATATCAAGAATAGAGCTTTCATTAATCTGTGAGTTTCGTTATAAATACAAATAGGAGAAACCTATGACTGCAAACCCAACTGCATATCGTGACGCTGAAGCGACAAATAATTCGGAGAGAAGTGGTCAGATTTTTAAAGATATAAATCTGAGTTTTGCTAAACATCCAACCACTGGCGATATTGCATTTCTTACTGACGTTGAGGCAGTCAAACGTAGTATTCGCAATCTGGTGAATACTAACTTTTATGAGAAACCTTTTCATCCAGAGATTGGTTCTAATGTTCGTTCTATTCTATTTGAACCTGTATCACCACTTGTTGCAGATGTTCTGGAAAGGAACGTAAGAGATGTTATTAATAACTTTGAACCAAGGGCCGAACTGATTGAAGTTTTGTCAGATGCTCAGATTGACAACAACAGATATGATGTAACTATTAAGTTCTATCTTGTCAACTCTGCTAGTGGAGTTCAGTCGGTAAACTTATTTTTAGAGAGACTTAGATAAATGGCAACTAAACTACAAGTCACAGAGTTGGACTTCGATGATATCAAAGACAACCTAAAGACATACATGAAAAACCAAACAGAGTTTTCAGATTATAACTTTGAAGGTTCTGGACTTTCAACTATCATCGACTTACTTGCATACAATACTCATTACTTGGGTATGAACGCAAACATGGCTCTCAACGAGGCGTATCTTGATACCGCAACCCTTCGTTCTTCAGTTGTCTCTCATGCAAAGACTTTGGGTTATACTCCACGTTCCGCTCGTGCGCCTGTTGCTTATCTAGAAGTTACAATCAACAATTCTAATCTTACATCTATTTCAATAGATAAGGGAACTAAGTTTACTACACAGGTTGACGGAACAACCTACGCATTCGTAGTCAACGCAACAAGATCAGTGACACCAGTAAACGGTGTTCTTCGTTTTAGTAATCTGGAAGTTTATGAAGGAACTCTTGTCACGGCAAAGTATACAGTAGATAGTAATGATATCGAAAAGAAATATATGATTACTGACAATCGTGCAGATACAACTACACTAAAAGTTTCTGTGCAAAACTCAGCATCAGATATTAAGACAACAACCTATACACTTGCATCCGACATTTCACAAGTTACCGCAACATCAAATGTCTACTTCCTACAAGAGAATGAGGACGGTAGGTTTGAGGTTTACTTTGGAGATGATGTTGTTGGAAAGAAACCTACGGACGGTAATATCGTTATATTAGAATATGTCGTAACTAATAAAGAAAAGGCAAATGGTGCAAGCACCTTCTCTGGAACTTCTGTTGGCGGAGAAACTAATATTACTATTGCGACAACTTCTGCGGCCTCTGGTGGGGCAGAACCAGAAACAATTCAGTCAATCAAATACAATGCTCCTCTGGACTTTGCGTCACAGGGTAGAGCAGTCACCACTGATGATTATAAAGTTATCGTTCCTAAAGTGTTTGCAGACACACAGGCTGTTCAGATATGGGGCGGTGAAGATAATGATCCACCAGTATATGGTCAAGTTTTCATTTCTATCAAAACAACTTCTGGTATCAATCTAACGCAATCCCAGAAAAATACTATCGCTGGTTCTCTTGATAAATTTAACATTGCTTCTGTTCGTCCTACTATTGTAGATCCAGAAACAACAAAAATTAAATTGACAACAAACTTTAAGTTTAATTCAAATGTTACTAACAAGACAACTTCTGATTTAGAAACTCTTGTAAGAAAAACAATTACAGATTATAATACATCATCTTTAGAAAAGTTTGATGGTGTCTTTAGATTCTCAAAACTAACTGGACTGATTGATGATACTGATACATCAATCCTTTCAAACATTACAACTCTTCGTATTCAAAAAACTATCGTTCCTGTTTTGAATACTGTCTCAAAATATAATCTTGCCTTCTCCAACACTCTTTACAATCCACACAGTGGGCATAATTCTGTTATGGGTGGCATTACAACCTCTACTGGTTTTTTTATCAGTGGAAAGACAACAGAACATTTCATTGATGATGACGGTAATGGAAACCTAAGAGCTTACAGCTTAACTGGTGGAACAACCAGAACTTATCTTGAAACAAATATTGGAACAATTAACTATGCGACAGGTTTACTGTCTATTACTGATTTGAATGTTACTTCTTCAACAGAAACTTCTGGCATTACCGTCACTGTAATTCCAAGTTCTAACGATATAGTTCCAGTTCGTAACCAACTTTTAGAAATTGATAGTGCAACACTTAGGGTTATTGGTGAGAGTGATACAATCGAGTCTGGTGGTTCATCTGCTGGAACTGGTTACACAACATCATCTGCATATTAAGGTTTAGTAAATGTCTGGAAATAATCCAACACTAAAGAATAAGATATCTCCTCATGTACAGGAACGACTTCCTGAGTTCGTGAAATCAGATCATCCATTATTCACTTTATTTCTCAAATACTATTATGAGTTCCTAGAGGCTGGTGAACTAACTGTCTCTGGTTCTAATGATTATGTTATTGAAGAAACAATCACCAAGAACAGAATACTAGATGAGGCTGGTGAGAATATTGTCCTTGAGGAATCTGTCGGCAAGTTTACTATCGGAGAAACGATTACTGGTGCGACAAGTAAAGCTACTGCTCGTGTCCTTGTAGATGACTTTGATGATAGTAATCGAATCTTTGTTACCTCACAACAAAAGTTCATAACAGGCGAAACGATAACTGGAAACACTAGTGGTGCGATTACTACTATGGTTTCTTATCGTGCAAACCCTGTACAGAACATTCAACAACTTCTTGCATACGCAGATGTTGATAATACAGTATATGCCTTCCTTGACAAGTTCAGAGATTCCTTTATGGAGTCTTTGCCTAACACTCTTGCAGATGGTATAGCAAAACGCAAACTCATTAAGAACATTAGGGATATGTATTCTGCAAAGGGTACACGAGATGGACACAAACTGTTCTTTCGTATTCTTTTTGATGAAGAGGCGGTTATCACCTATCCTAGAGATAATATGCTTCGTGTGTCTGATGGAAGATGGTCAACAGACAAAGTTATTCGTGTAAGTGAAACTGGAACATCTGATTTCAACAAAGCCATTGGACAAAGAATGGTTGGTGCAACCTCTGGTGCGACTGCTCTCATAGCAACTATTATTAAGTTTAGAGAAGGCGCAGATCTAATTGCAGAGGTTAATGTTGATGCAGATTCCGTAACAGGAACATTTGTTCCCGGCGAGACTGTTACAACTACAGACACAACTCTCGACTTAGAAATATCGGCCGTAGTGAAAGGCATTGTTACTGGTGGTGTGGTTACATCTGGTGGTGCTTACTATTCTACTGCTGATGATGTTCATGTTACTGGTGGAGCTGGTAACAACGCTGCAACTGCTCGTGTAGAATCTGCTGGTGCTGGTTCGATTGATGAGATACTTATTGAGAATGGTGGTAGTGGATATTCTGTCGGTGAGGAACTTCGATTTAATTTAACTAATACTGAAGGAGTTGACCTTCGTGCTAAGATTTCAGTTGTTGGTGGTGGTATATCTCTAGAACCTGATACTGCACCAGATGCCATGATGATGGAGAATGAAGATTTCATTGTCACTGATGATGATGTACAGTTCATAAGTCAAGAACAAACTGTGGGTGAATTAGACCATCTAACACTTGAAGATGGTGGACAGATTGTTGTAGAGACTGC